TCCATTTCATAATTTCCTCCGGGTTTGATGGTTGTCTTAATCTATACTCTAATTATACACCTTGTTTTTTAAAAAGTCAATAGATATTTAATTTATTTTTAAAACTTTTGAAACCCGTAGCGTATGTGTCGAATCATCGTCAGTGTCGTACCAAAAAAGCCAATCGTGTAGGCATGGCTCTGGGCGGAGGCATTGTTCCCATGATAGGTTTCGGCATGGTTTGACCGAGCTTGTCGGGTGCCGGGCTTCTGCGATTGCTATTAAGGCGATTATTTGATCAGATAGTTTCATCTTGCCCCCTTGATATATATATTGTAACACCGTTTTTTACAAAAGTCAAGGGGAAAATGATCGTAAAAATAAATTAAAAAAGATAAAATAGTAGTTGACATTAATCAAAATCTGTGGTATAATTAATATAAGATTGAGAGACCAATCAAACCAATAACCAGGAGGGAATCATGCTGAGCCAAATCGAAAAAGAGGAAATCGCGAAAAGGCTGACCGCGATATACCGCGACAACAGCGTGTATTATCGCAATGATTTAGGAAATGGGAGCGTCGGCCCGTGTGCCTATCGGATAGAGGATGATGGAGACCTGGCTGATAGCATCGAGGAAATAATCGGCGATGGCGTCGATAGTCGCGTGGTCGACCATTGTGAGATCCTAGACGATCGCGATGGAGATCCAGTAACTGCGCGAGAACTAATTCAAGAGGCAATTGCCATCTGTGGCGATTTCGCAGAAGTGTCGGCAGATGACCTCATCGTCGAGGTCTGCAATGACAATGGCTGGCGCGGATACTACTGGATCTGGAGTTATTAATGACACTCGATTATATCATGGCGCAAATCAGGGCCGGGAAAACTCTGTATATCTTCACCTGCACTCACTCCGTCAAAATCGACCGAAAGACGGTCGACCGCTTTGCAAAGGTGGGCCGCAAGGCGTTGGTTGAGAAATCGGATGGCCTATATGTCGCCTCCGGACGACGGTGGAATTATCTTGGATCTGCCGAAAGGCCTCTCGTGGCTCTGAGGATTGTATAAATTTGGCCGTTGACATTTGCACGCTTTTTGTGTATATTAATGATGGGCGGCCTATCATCCTTGGAATGCTGGTAGCATCTAAGCCCCTCATAATCATGATGTCTGAGGGTGATATTTGCATTAAGCGCCAAGGACGATAGGCCGCTTGGATTAAATTTATGAACATAGTTTCCAAAAAAATCTCTGATCTTATCCATCCGGATTATAATCCGCGTCAAATCTCAAAGGCGGATTTCGAGCAGCTCAAAAAATCCCTGAACGGATTTGGGGCGGTTGAACCAGCAGTTATCAACACATCGGCGGGCCGAGAAAATGTTATCATCGGCGGCAATCAGCGTATTCGCGCCGCCCAGGCAATGGGGTGGGCCGAGTACCCATGCTATGAGATTGATTTGCCCATAGAAAGAGAGCGTGAGCTAAACATCCGCCTTAATAAAAACACCGGCGATTGGGATATGGATGCACTCGCAAATAATTTTAATGTCGACGATCTGAAAGATTGGGGGTTTGAGGATTTACCCGAAACCCCAGGCATAGAGTTCGAGGACAATGACTCTGATAGTGGTAAAAATAAAATATTAGCAAAGTTTGAAATTCCGCCATCAGTTTGGCTTGACTCAAAGGATAAACTTAAAAACATATTTGAAGATGCCGCCGGGAATTATGGAATAGAAATAGTGTGGCCTAAATGAAAATAGGAAAGCTTTACTTTGGGAAAGACGATTTGCAGTATGGGCTTGAATTATGCCTCGAAAATTCCCATAGGTCTGCTACGCTTGTAGATTGTTCGACCGCCGGCGTCGTTGACGTTTTACTTGTTTCTTTTTTTTGGTTCAGAGATATTTATTACTTCGAAAAATTTCTAAGAGATTCCGGCTTAAAAAAAAGAAATGGGAAGCCTATTATCATAGCTGGCGGAATGCAGGCCACAATGACGCCAGAATTGATATCCGAGATGGTAGACTACGTTTTTATCGGCGATGGCGAAAATGATTTACCCAACATACTGAGTGAAATAGAGGTGGGAGATAAGCCGAGTTCGAAATATCTTTACACAAAAGCATCAAACCATATCCCGTATCCATGTGAATGCGATCCTTCTGGATTTAAAATCGAAAAAAGGGCGACACAAATTGTCACCAGAATAGAAATTGCAAGGGGTTGTAAATTCAAATGCCCTTTCTGTTGCCTTTCAAACTTAAAACCGTACCGTGAGGTTCCAACCGCAGAGGCGATAAAGCAAATAAATAACGTCAACGGAAAATTGGTCTCCGTGTTCGCTCCGGAAAGAACGCTTCATAGCGGGTGGCTCGAAATCGAATCGGCGATAGAAAAAAAAGGGTTAAAAGATTTTGGCCAAGATGCAAGACTCGAAAACATCCACAAGGTAAAACAAAATACCGTTACATTTGGACTCGAAGGGATATCTTATGAGCTTAGGAAGTCAATCAAAAAGCCTTTCACAGAGGATTTCATAATACAGAGGCTTGGCGATTTCGTGGAATCTAAAAACAAAATTTGCATGGTTTCAACCTATTTCATCGCCGACCTTCCAGGAGAAAAATTTGATGATTGGAACGAGATCTATCAATTATTTTCGAGAATCGAAAAAGAAAATTGGTCTAGATTCCTAACATTTAAGCCGATATTAAATCCTTTGTCTCCTAAAAAATTTACCCCTTTATTCGACGCTACGGTACATATTTTCAGGGATTATGGTAAAATGTGGCTTGATCTATTGCGTAAAAAAGGTTCAAGGTGGGGATTCAGAATTGCCGAAACAATGATCTGGTCGCCATGGCTTAGGCTTATAGATGTAATCGCCAACAAGGGAGGGCGCGAAGCCTATAGCCTGATATCAAGATTGCCATATAAATATCTAAGTCAAATCCCGCCGGTAAAAGATCAGCGCGGGCTATGCCTTTCTGTTATGGCTGAATGCAAAAGGATTGGAATATACGATAAATTGAACATCTCTGAGCGGAAAGAATATGAACGAAAATAGCGACCTTAAACAAGCCGATGAGCAGCCGATAGATAAACGGTTGTTAAATCTACGCCCTGCGTGGGGTAAGGATAACCCCCCCCCAAAGAGTCCGGGTGCTAGTGGCCCACACTTGACAACAATCCTAAAAAAGATGATGGGATGCGAATGCCCGAGCAAGGCGGCCGAAATGATAAGGCGCGAATATCCGGGAATCGACGAGAAAAAGCTCACCCGCGCCCACATGTATATGGCCAAATTGGACAATGCTGCTGCTCGCGGCGAGGAATGGGCGCTCCGCTTAGCATTCGAACGCACCGAAGGAAAACCCAAAGATCAGAACTATACCGAGGACAACCGCGGTTTGATCCTATCTGCCATCGATGAGGCACTTAAGTGAGCGCCTCGAAATTCTCGTTGAGTCCCAAACAAAAAGCCTCTATTTTAGAGTCAAATAAGCGTCTCAACATTTGGGAAGGCGCTGTCCGTAGCGGCAAAACGTGGGGATCTCTTGTCCGATGGATAAAGTTCGTCGGGCAGGAGGCCGATCACGACGCGGACCTGCTCATGATCGGCCGTACAGAGCGCACCATCAAGCGCAACGTGATCAGGCCCTTGGAAATGTTATGCGGAAATGCCTGCGCTTACAACTCTGGGCGTGCGGAGGTGCATTTGCTTGGGCGCACCATCAACGTGTTGGGTGCAAGCGACGAGCGGGCTGAGGGAAAGCTGCGCGGCCTTACCGCCGCCGGGTGCTATGGGGATGAGATTACCTTGTGGCCCGAATCTGTTTTTAAAATGATGTTGTCGCGGTTGTCTACAGATAACGCCAAGTTTTTTGGATCGACCAATCCCGATAGCCCATACCATTACCTAAAAACCGTGTACCTCGATCGTAAAAATGAACTTGACATGTACACCAGTAATTGGGGTATTGATGATAATCCGTATCTTCCGGCGGATTTCGTCAGGTCGCTCAAGAAAGAGTTCCGAGGCCTATGGTACAAGCGGTTCATTGACGGCCTATGGGTAATGGCGGAAGGAGCGGTCTATGATTTTTGGGATGAGAAAGAGTTCGTAATTCATACGACGCCGGATGGGGATAAAAAAATCCGATGGGGCGTTGCTATCGATTACGGCACCGGGAACCCGACATGCTTCATTCTTTTCGGCATGCGCAAGGGATCATGCCCGGAGGTGTGGGCGGAACGCGAATATTATTACGATAGCCAGGCGGCTGGCCGGCAAAAGACCGATAGCGAATACTCTGCGGACATGCGTGCTTTTTTGCAAGGGGTCTCGCCGGAGGTTATGATTATAGACCCGTCGGCGGCGTCATTAAAACTACAGTTACGCAAGGACGGGTTTCTGTTTGTAAAGGATGCCGTCAACGACGTTCTGGACGGCATTCGAACCCAGGCGAACATGCTGGTGTCTGGGCGCTATGCTCTCAAGCCAGCGTGTCAGCAGACAATCAAGGACTACTCGGCTTATCTATGGGACAAAAATGGTCAAAAGATCGGCGTCGACCGGCCATTGAAACAGAACGACCACACCAAGGACGCCGAAAGATATTTTCTGCATACGCTATATGGCGGCGACGTGCTCGATTACGAGCGTTTTAACCAGTGGAGATAAAAATGGAAACTACAGAAAAAAGATCGGACGGATGGGCGAACCTTTTGACCGGGCTGGGAATCGAGAACCGAGATAAGACCAGGCATACCGCGTTTGCGTCATGCGTTTGGCTCAACCAACAGCAGCTTACCGACATGTACCGCGAGGACGGATTCGCTCGGCGCGTGGTAAACCTGCCGGCTGAGGAGATGGTGCGCCAGGGCTTTACTGTCACCAATGACGAAGAAGATATGATAATGGCCCGTATAGAGGAACTTGGGGCTATGTCTCAGATTTTGAAAGCGCTCAAATGGTCGCGGTTATATGGTGGCGGGTGCGTGGTGATGGGAATAGACGATGGTCGCGCACTTGATCAACCTGTCGATGAGGCCAATATTCGCGATATCATTTTCCTGCGCACGTTCGACCGATATCAGGTCAGCTATATATCATCGGATGTTGTTAATGATCCCTCAAAGCCAAATTTTGGCGAGGTGGAAATATACTCTGTCGCGCCATCAACAGGAGGCGTACCGTTCCGTTGCCATTCCAGCCGCATGTTGATAGTCGACGGCGAGGATATTCCCGACCTCTCCCGGTCCGAGAACAATGGCTGGGGGGATTCGATAGTCCAGTCATGCTACAATCAACTGCGAGCGCTTGGCGGCATCTATGGGGCCATCGAAAATATCGTCGAGGATTTTGTGCAGGGCGTGATGTCGATTGACAACCTGCAAGAACTAATAGCCAGTGGGCAAGAGGGGTTGATTAAAACTCGCCTTGGATTAATCGATCTTAGCAGACACGTGATCAATACCACGCTGATCGATACCAAAGAAAGCTATACACGCAATTCCTCGAACGTCGGAGGGCTATCGGAATTGATTGACCGGTATACTCAAGCCCTTTCAGCATCTACGGGCATCCCGATCACGTTGCTAATGGGCAAATCTCCTGCGGGATTGAGCGCAACAGGCGATAGCGACATCCGCCAATGGTACGACAAGATCGCTGCCGAGCAGCAGTCCAAACTATGGCCGATTTTAAACCGCCTGGTGAAGGCGATCTTCCTGTCAAAAAACTATGCGTTCCACGGCGTTGAGCCAGAGAACTGGAGGGTGAAGTTTAACCCATTGTGGCAGCAATCCGACGCGGAAAAAGCCGCCACAAGAAAGACGGTTGCGGACGCAGACAATATCTATCTGTCAACCGGAGTGCTCACCCCGGAGGAAATAGCCAATTCGCGGTTCGGCGGGGAGGAGTGGTCGATGGATACGGCGCTTGAATTCGACCGCAAGGCAGAACAATTCGCCCCTGCGGCGACTGCAGAAGGTGTGGCCGAATGATCGAAACTATAACGCATGATCCAAACGTGATTGTGCGCAAGGAGCGCCTACGCCAATTGCGTGCCGTTGTTAAGCGCAAGCGTCCGCCAAAGCGCATGCCGAAGATGTTGCACCCAATGCCCATCGAACGCAAGTACCGGGCATATCTGCTGGGCTATGTGCGGTCGATGCGATCTTCTGCCGAAAAAATATTGCTTCCGGCACTTCCCACGCTTGTGGCTGAGGCGAACAGGGACAAGCCGCACTCGGACGCATGGCCGGACGATTTAGATATGCTCATGTCAAGGCTTTCGGTATCGATCGATCAGGCCAATCCTGAGTCAAACGTAAAGGCAATAGCCGTCGATATCGGGCAAAAAACATCCGAATGGAATGATAAACAGTGGCAGAAAACCATTAGGGCCGTAACCGGCACAAATACATTGCAATACGAGCCATGGTTAAACACTCAGTTGAAGTCGTTCCAATCCGAAAACATGGCCCTGATTAAGAGCATTAAAGATCAATCTATGTCTCAATTGCACGGGGACATACAGCGAGGACTTAAAGGAGGACTTCGGCACGAGGAAATCGCTGAAGGAATACTCGAACGCTACGACGTAACTGAGAGTAGGGCCTCGCTAATAGCCAGGGATCAGGTTTCTAAGTTAAACGGTCAACTTACAGAATTGAGGCAGCTTGACATCGGGATAGATGAATATCGCTGGAACACCTCAATGGACGAGCGGGTCCGCCCCAGTCACGCGGAGCATGAGGGGAAAATATTCAAATGGTCGGAGCCGCCGGAGGAAACCGGGCATCCCGGAGAGGACTATCAATGTCGATGCTGGGCTGAGCCGATTATGGATAAATTTTACGGACAGGAGTAGGAGAAATGAATCTAGAAGAATTCATGGCCGTTATCAAACGATATCTCGGCGAATGGTTGGTGAAAAGGTTTACCGGTAGGATTGTTTTTACCATCAACCTACGAGATGGCGGTATCGGAAGCGTCAATGTTACCGTCGACCATCAACTGCAAAAAAGATAGTTTGGATCAAAAAGTATATCCAACAATTCCTATGGCATGAGGATTGCTATTTAAAGCCGTTAAATAATTAGACTTTAATTAAGTTAGGCTTAATCAACCATTTACGAAGTAGGGAATTAATAGCCCCTTGAAGGGGCTAAGGACTAGGATAAGGATTAGTTATAGAGTTAGTTTTTTAAATATAAAATATAATCAATAAATAGCCTAAAATGGAAATCGAACCTGTTGACATTCACATTGCACGAAATTATATTAATCAATGTGCGGTTGCTTCGAGGTCTGGTAATCAGTAAAACCTACAAGCCCGGTTCCAAAAGATCCGGGCTTTTTTGGTAGAAAAAATGATAAAAACTCTTGCCACACTTTTGATTTTAGCAACATCAATCACGCCAGCGATAATCGAGTATACTTTCTCTGGGTCAATAATCAGCACCACAATTGAGGACTTGATGTGGGGAACGTCCGATACCGTCGATACGCTTTACGGCGTTGTCAAGGGGCAGTCGGTGCAATACGTTTTTGTTGTGGAATATGATTCGATCGGATACTGGATAAATGGCACTAATGGCCGCGTTGATATGCCACAGACAGTATATGCTTATGACGACGATTGGACCAATCCCCCGACGGTTTACCATCACAACTACGTTACGTATTATTTTAAATCCCTGATGGTAAATCAATCGCTGTTTTATATTGCTGGAGACGAGCCGAAAAAGTGTCATTACAGTAACATCGTTTGGCATTACGTTTCTTCTGGAGGGGATACTACCAGGGATACGTCTACAACGTTGTCGGATTTTAACCCCGAGAATCTTTCCGTTCCTACTATTGGGCATTTCACGCAGGTCTTCAAACTCGGAGTAAATATTGGCAGGTACGCTATCGGGATGACGGGGTTTGTCGGTGCAGAATTCAAGCCGCAGCCCGGTGATTTTATTTATGCTATCGCGAAATCAGATTTAACGCTGGCGGGAATTAGGACCATTGGGCCGACATATGCGAATAGTAAAAACGCGGGGAAATACTCATTGCATTTAGGAAACCCATTGGCAATAACAGTACCTTGACAAAGGGGATTTTATGAAATTTGTGGTATTTATCATATTGATTGCCGCTTCGATTCTTTTCGCACAACGCCAGGACGGTGTGCTCACCGATCCCGTATCGGGATCACATGCAATTTCTTGGGAAAATAGCATCAGGGCGACGGCCAATTGGTATAATGCGTACCCTTTGATAGGATCGATCGATACCGGAGTGATAACCGTGCTGACTAAATGGGATACTACCAGGGTTGTGCTGTGCTATGCTCTTTACAACAATTCGGCGGCGATCAGCACTATCAGGATAGCAACGGCCATTTCTCCAACGCCTGGGGCTAGAGATACGATAAGGCTCAAGCTTAATGCGTATTCGTGCTCGCCGAAATTGCCGTCGTTGGCAAAAATAATCAGATTGGCCGCGACGGACACTCTGATCGCATTCGTACAGGTGCAAAGGTAGACAATCATGCCATATCCTAACGAGTGGGCCGCAAGGCAAAAAAATCCGGGGATGTATGATAAGATGCGCCGGGAGAACGATAAGTTCGGGCCGGGCATCGATGTCATTTGGGGTGTGCTCAAGGATGATACCTCCGAAATTCAGTCAATCCGATTCGACGCCACGAAGTTCGCGACGCGAGAAGAGGTTAAAAAGTGGCTCGAAGATCACAACTACAAGGTCGATATTGAAGAGCCAAATAAAGATTCTGCCTATACAGAGATCAGAAACGACCGCGGTTCCGTGGTCAGTCGATTTGATCGCGGGGTAATTGCCGGGGAGATGGTTCGCACACCCGAGGGGTATCTGCGAGGGGTTGCCAGGGTCACGCGCACCGGGGTGTTTGCTTATCGCAATGCCGACGGAACAACGCGCCGCGAACTCAGGCACCCAAACGAGGTGTTTGCGGCCGACAGCCTGAGCAGCATCAAAATGATCCCGGTCACAAACGGGCACCCGAAGGAGCGATTGGTGACCGCTGATACCGCCAAAGAATTGTCGATAGGCTTCACCGGCGAAGATGCCCGGCCCGACGGAAAGTTTTTGATGGTCCCTGTTACCATAACGACCAGTGATGGTATAGCGGCCGTCAACGCCGGCAGAAAAGAACTGTCGCTCGGGTATGAGGTGAGTCTCGATTCGAAAAGCGGCGAATACGATGGCGAACGGTTCGACTGCGTGCAACACAATATCCGATATAATCACCTGGCGATAGTCGATCGCGGGAGAGCGGGCGCTGAGGTAGCGCTCCATGTTGACGGCGAGGAAATTCAGGTCGAAATAAATAGCAAACAACCAACAAAAAAGGAGATGAATATGGCGAAAATCACACTGGACGGAATCGAGTATGAAGCCGCTCCGGAGATAATCAATGCCCTTTCGAAGGCGCAAGCGAAAGTCGACGAGATTGGCAAAGAGATTGACAAGGTAAAGGCCGATGCCGATACCGCCAAAGATCAGCTTAAAACGCTGTTGGGCCGAAACGTCGACGGAGAAATCCGGGATGCTGTCAAGGCGCGTATCGCGCTCGAAACTACGGCGCGTGGGTTTGTAAATGCCGATCAGCACGACAAGCTTTCAGAAATGTCCGATGCCGACATCCGCACGGCGGTCATTTCCTCCGTTTTCCCCGAGGCGAAACTCGATGGAAAATCTGCGGAATACATCCAGTCGCGATTCGATGCCGCCGTTGAAATCGGAGTGCGCGGCGACAGTGCCGCTGCTGCGAAACAGCGTGAGGCCGCGATGAAACGCGCCGACAGAACCGATGCACCTTGCAGTGCCGACGAAAGCCGGAAAAAATACATGCAACGCATGCAGGATGGATACAAGAGCAAATAACAATCAACCGATCGAAAACCAAACCAATAAAAATAACCAATAGGAGTCCATTATGAGCCAAACTTCTTACCCGCTTTCCCTTGTCAAGGGGCTGAATGGCAGCAAGGCCGATAGCCGCTTTGATTTTGTAGAATCCATGCAAGCGCTGGGCAATATCCCGGTCGGGCGTGGTGTGTCCAAAGTTTACGGTAACGATACTCAGGTAACTCTCCCGGTCGAAAACAATGTGGTGATTCTTGATGATGCCGGCACGTTTACGGCTGGCTCGATTGCCACCACGATCAACGGGACCGTGGTTACAACCAACTGGATTACCGACAAAAATACCACCATGACCGCGCATGCGGCTGCGATTCAGGCCGCCGCCCCTGCGGGCGTATATTCGGCGGTGCATTCCACGGGATCGCATACCATCACCATCAAAAGCTCAAACGCCACGCTTGTCGTGACAGTTAGTGTTGCGGGTGTGACCGGGACGATGACGATATCGTCAATCACGGCATCCTCGATCAACACGTTCGCCGGAATTGCCATCAACTCCGGAACCATCGAACAGACCTCCGCCGGTGTGGTGCAGTACACCACGGGTATGGCGGTCTGCGTGTTGCGCCAGGGGGCCGCGTATATTCTCCCCGAGGAAGTGGTAACGAGCGATGATGCCGTATATTTCCGTATCCAGATCAACGGGGCGAAACTTCCTGGGATGTTCGGAAAGTCGGCGGACTCGGGTAAATGCATCGTCGTCAGTAATGCCCGGTGGGTTGAGAGCGGCACCACGACGACGGTCGCAAAACTCGAATTGCTGATGCCGTAATGATGATAGGCCATTAAAAACCAAACTGAAACCAATAACGAAAGAGGATAATATGAGCCAAAAAATTGTGAATCTCGACGCGAACGAGAGCATGTTCTTCGCGCGCGAGCTTGAAAAAATCAAGTCGCAGACGTATGACGTGGTGTACCCGGAACTTAAGGCCACGACGCTTATTCCGGTGTCGTTCGACGCCGGCACCGCCGCAGAGTCGATCACCTATCGCCAGTATGACGAGCAGGGTGTTGCAAAGATTATCAGCAATTACGCCGACGATCTCCCGCGCGTTGATGTATCGGGCAAAGAGTTTACGTCTCCTGTTCGGTCGGCTGGAGATTCTTACGGGTACAATCTCCAGGAAATTCGCGCCAGTGCGGCCGCAAACAAAAACCTGCCGCAGCGCAAAGCCAACGCCGCTCGGCGTGCGTGCGACCAGGCAATCAATGATATCGCCTGGAACGCTCGCTCCGGAGATGCGAAGTGGGGAGGTTTGGTTGGACTCCTTTACAATGCGAATATCACCAAAGCGCAGGTAACTACCGGAGTCGGCGGGTATACATGGGCATTAAAAACCGCCGACGAAATTCTCCGGGACCTGAACGAGGTCGTCGGGGATATGGTAGAGCTTACCAACGGAGTCGAGGTTCCCGACACCATCCTGCTGCCTCTGTCTCAGTATACGTTGATCGCCACGAATCCGCGCTCAACGCTGTCGGATACGACAATCCTTGAGTTCTTTCTGAAAAGCAATCCGTCGATCACCAAGGTGGATTGGCTCAACGAACTCAACGGCGTCAATCCGAACCCGCGGACTCTTGCAGCGCCGGCGGTAGATTGCATGCTGTGCTACAAGCGCAGCCCGGACAAGCTCACGCTCGAAATCCCGCAACCGTTCGAGCAGCTACCGGTCGAGGTTCGCGGGCTTGAGTATCTGACTCTTTGCCATGAACGTTGTGGTGGGGTAATCGTTTATTACCCGCTGTCCGTGACCATTGTCGACGGGATCTAATCCAGGGTGATCAGTGGGGCCGGCGCAATCCCGCCCCACGCACCATTATCCACAACGGAGGTATTAATGCTGACAATCGAGCACAAAAGGCCATTTGTAACCAAGCTCGGACGAATCCGGATAATACCCGGAACCAATGTGATAAGCGCCGAAGATGAGGCAATTGTCCGTTCGCGTCCGAATCTTATGGCCCAAATCCGCGATAACATCGCATGCGGATTATGGGCCGATGTTACGCCAAAGGAAGAACCGAAAGCTATTCCAGTGGTAGGACCTGATCCGATAGTGGCGGATGCACTTGCGAATGACCACGCGAAACATTCTCACGGATCACATAAAAAAGGCCGACAATAACCATGTCAGTTACCGCTCTGCAGACCATTACCCTGCGCACTCCGCAGTTCGCCGCCGATGCAAGGCTTAATGATATGATCATTATGGCTACGCAGCTTACATCCGCCACGGCGTTCGGGGCCAATACTCAATACGCCATCGCGCTCAGGGTGATGCATTGGCTAACCATGGAGGCCGTCAATGGTGGCATAGTCGGCAATAGCGGCATAGGTCGCGTCGGGTACATATCGTCCGAATCAGAAGGCCAGCTAAGCAGGTCGTTCGGGGTCTCCGGTGGATTCGCGGAGCGGTATCCGGATTTATCCGGGACCATCTACGGAGCCGAGCTTGTGGCGCTCATGCGGGGGACGATCTTTGGCCCCAGAAACCGCACCATTGAGGTGGGGCAATAATGTCTGTAGAAATCATAGACCATGGCTGGGACAAACTTAAACTTACGTGGGAGGAGTTGTCGCATGCTTATACCAAGGTCGGATTACCGGAAGAGGGAGAGCCTGCGGAAGTCGCTGAGGCGCATGTTGGGAATATGGCCGATTTGGTACAGATAGCGGCTATTCATGAATTCGGTGCTCCGAAAAGAAATATTCCTGAACGGTCGTTTATCCGATCAACGTATGACGAGCAAAAAGAGAAATTAAGGGAAATAATTACCAAAGAATACAACGGAGTAATTTTTGAAAAGACATCTCCGAGGAAAGCCCTGTCCAGGATCGGCGAGTGGTTGACGGCGAAGACAAAACTTAAAATCAAAAAACGCATACCGCCAGCGCTGAAACCCGCAACCATTATATCGAAAACCGTGGGCGGGAAAAAGGGAGATGTTCCGTTGATCGATACCGGACAATTGATCCAGTCGATCCAGCACGTTGAGGTGATGGGATGAGCAATCAATTTCGCAAGCCGTTGGTCGTAACCAGGTATGCCGCCGGATCATTTACAAAAGGTAAATATACCGCCGGAACCACATCGACTATTAATATCCTGGCAAGCGTGCAGCCGGCGTCGCCGAATGATGTTAAAGCGCTTCCGGAGTTAAGGCGTAACGATAAGGCCTTTACTTTATTTACCGATTCTGATTTGCGCATGACCGGCGAAGCTTGGGAGTCATTGGTAGGGAACAAGGACTTTGCATCAATATCCACGTTAGTTTTGAGAGGAACGGGGATTGCTAGCGCACCAAACGGAGACGTTTATGCCACGAACTATAGCGGGGACATATATAAGCAGGCGTTAGGGATCGGGGACTTCGTTGCGTTGGGGCAAACTTATCGCAACTGGAATGGAATTGCTGCGGCTTTAAATGGCGACATCTACGCCATTGTTTACGGCGGGGGAATTTACAAGCGGCCTTCCGGAATCGGCGTTTTCGAGTCTTTGGGTCAAGCAAGCAGAAATTGGGACGAAATTAATACTGCACCGAACGGTGACGTATATGCATCTGTTTATGGAGGTGATATATATAAGCAGGCGTTAGGGGTCGGGGACTTTATCCCGATGTCGCAGCAAAGCCTGGTTTGGCGTGGGTTGGCAGCATCTCCTATCGGGGATGTTTACGCAGCTGTTTACGGAGGTGATATTTACAAACAGCCAGTTGGAACAACCAATTTCGTTTCGACGGGACAAACTGCTAGAAGTTGGATTGGAATTGCCGCCGCCCAAAACGGAGATATTTATGCTATCGTTTACGGCGGCGATTTGTATAGAAGTGTTGGCGGTGGAGATTTTGTTGCGTTAGGAAAAACCGCAAGGAATTGGTGCGGCCTTTGTATTGCGTTAGACAATGATATCTACGCTGTTAATGATCTTGGTATTTACAAGATAGGCGTAGACCAAGGGCTATCGCAACCTGATAGAGTTACAATCGATGGAGAGGTTTACGAAGTGTCTGTAAAGGAACCGTGGCAAAACAACGTTATTAATCATCACAAATATATAGTGACAAGGGTGCATCCATGAGCTGGACGACGATAAAAGACGGTATCTACGATTGGCTTAAAACCATATTGGCATCCGAAACCGTCGTATGGGAAAAGCAGAATGTAGGCCAACCGCCCAAGCCTTACGTTGTTCTTGGCGTCGATAGCTTTTTGCAAATTGGTGAAGATTATGTGTCAAGAGCGCATATTTTTGGCAACCGCGATTTCACTTTGAAGATTCAGTATTTTGGCTCTGGCGCAATTGACAGATTAGAGGCAATCCGGATTGCAACACAAAATCCGCTATCGCTTGAAACGCTTCGCGCGGCCGGGTTTATTTTTGTTGACAGCGAGGCGATTATGGAATTGACAGAATTGGATCAAAACAATTACGAGGAGCGTGCCGCGATGGATTTGCATTTAAGAGCCGCTTCTGATTTGTCAATATCGGTTGGATCGGTTACGGCAATCGGGATGCAGAAGAGATTTACGTTGACCGGCGCTGACTACCAATCCGGAACCGCAATTATGATCGAAAACATTACAATACCATAAACAAAGGAGAGCAGGTATGCCTTTATCGGACATCGTAAACATTAGCATAACCAGGGAGACGTCGAGCGTTTCCCAAGCTGGATTCGACACGCTATTGATCCTTGGCCCGAACGCAAATTTTGCAACTAGGATGCAACTATTTTCCGATCTTACGTCAATTGCTGCGGCGGTAATCGGCGGCACCAACTCCCCTGAATACAAAGCTGCTCAGGCAGCATTCGGTCAGAGTCCGCGGGTGTCGCAAGTGGCTATTG